GTTCTCGAACTGGCGTTGCAGCGGGCCTTCCCACTGCGCGCCTGCGATGCTGTAGAAGCGCCGGTCGTCGAGGCACTGACGCCTCTCATCCTGAAGCGCAAATTGGATCGTGTTGAAGCGGCGCAGGGCCTCGTCGTGGATGCGTGCGAGCTTCGCTTCTTTCGTCTCGGCCATGGTTCGCACCTATCACCGACGCCAGGCGTGCGCCACGGGTTGCGGTGGCTGGAGTTGCACGGGCTTCGCCGCCTGCACTCGACGCGCGCCTTCGCAGGCGTAGCGCAGGGCGTCGATGACGTGGTTGTCGCGGTCGTCGAGCACCGGGAGGACCGCGCCCGTCAACGGGTCGGCCTTGTAGGCGTAGAGCGTCAGCTCGTCGATGAGGTGCGTGCAGCGCGGGTGAACCACGATGTCATGCGACTTCAGCCACTCGACGCCCTCTTCCAAGCTGCGCGGACCCTTCACCGCCGCCATGATCTTAGGAAAGCCATGCTTTCGCATGTGCGCGATGGTCTCGGGTCGCGCCGAGTCGGCGACGATGGGCCACGTCTCAGAGCCTGGAACCGTGAGGAAGAGCGCGGGCGTGTCGACGATCTCGACGCCGACGCCGTACGCCTCGTGATCGACGTAGAGCGTGCGGCCTTCGATGTAGCAGCGCACGAGCACCGTCGGGTCGACGGCGAAGCCCCAGTCTGCGCCGAAACGGATGACCGCATCGCGCGGGGCTTCAAACTCCTCTACACGCCAGTTTTTGAAGACCCGGCGTTCGCTGTTGCGCAGGTATTCGCCCTGCCACACGTGCCGGAACTTGTCCGGGTCGCGCTTGCGGTCGTACTCCAGCTCGGCGCGCAAGACCTCTGGGAACCATGGGTTCGCCTCGTAGTTCACGCCGACGACGACGGCATCGGGCGGCAAGCGCTCGCCGCGAAGAAGCGCATCTACGGGGTCGGTCGCCTGGCTTGGGTTCCAGGTGAACCAAAGCTCCGAGCCCGGCTTGCGAATCGTCGGGCGCAGTAGGTCGAGCGAGCGTTGCGATAGGCTCTGCGCCTCCTCGACCCAGGCGCAGTCGTAGCCTTCGAGGCTCTTGATGCTGTCCGCCGTGTGGTTCTGCATTCCCTGAAAGATGATGCGCCCGTCGCCCTTGCGCGACTTGATGACGGCCTCCTGCACCTCGAAGTACGCGCCGACGCCGAGCGCTTCGATCTTCGCCTCGATGAGGCGCTTGACCGACTGGCTGAGGCTCTTCTGCACCTCGCGCACGCAGACCGTCGAGCGGTTCGGGTCGAGCACGTGCGCCTCGACGAGCATCTCGGCGAAGGCGTGCGACTTGCCCGAGCCTCGCCCGCCCCAGGCGCCCTTGTAGCGCGCCGGAGCGAGGAGAGGCATGAACCACCGCGGCGTCTCGATGCGGAGCGTTTTAGAAGCATCCTGGCGCGAGGAACGGGCATCCTTGCGGCTGGTCGCCTTACTCGCCGTCGCCACGCTTCACCTTGTCGACGATGACCCGCTCGATGCGTGCGAGCTCGATGGGCGCTCCGTCCGCGCCGGTGATCTCGTGACGCTCCGTCTCGCGCCAGCGGGCTTGCGTCTTCAGGAAGAAGATGGCCGAAGTCGTGTCGCCAGCGAGAGCCTTCTGCACGAGGCCCTGCGCGACTTTGCCGATCGCCTTCGCCTTTCCCCTTTTGTAAGCCTCAAGAATCGTGGAATCACGCTCGCACATGGCCGTGAACGTGTTGTGCGCGATCCCGAAGTAGGCCGCCATCTGCTCGGTCGAAAGGAACGCTGCGAGCGTCTCGACCTCGGTGCGCTGCTTGTCGGTGAGCACCTTCGGCTTGCGTCCTGCTTTCATGCTGTCCTCGGCTGTTTGCGAATGGTCTCGCGCATGATCTTCGGCGAGACGTTGTGCCAGTTGATCTTATGGTGCAAACGGTAGCGCCCTCCTCGCGGGTCGCCCATCTCTCCCACCTTGACGCAACTCGGCGCGTACATGACCGAATAGAAGCTCTTCACGTAGGTGCCGCTTTCCAAGTACATTTCTGTCATTCCGCCCGCGTTCGACTGCGTTTGCATTTGCACGAGCTGCGCCTGAATCACGGTTAAGAACAGCGCTCCGCGCCTGCCTGCCGAAGTGTAGGTGTTCACGTCTTCGTTCACTCGGCCAACGAACTCGAACGGCCTGTCGGTCGAGCAAATGAAAGAGTTCATCGCTTTGCGCCGAAGCGAAGGAGTGCCCTGCCCACCTTTCCCGTCGGGCGTTCCTCCACCCCCGATGTGGTCGCCGCCTTGGCTCATGGCGACCGACTGGGCGCCGCTCTTCTCGAAGAACTCCACGAGCGATGCGAAAACTTCATCCATCGTCGTCTTCACACGCGCCCAGACGTACTCCAGCGCGCTGCTATGCCTGATGGCAAACGATGTGTAGTCGTCATCGAGCTGAATGAAGTACTTGCACCCGACTTGCTTCGCGAGATCGAAGCACGCGTTGCGCGCGTAGAAAATTGCACGCCTGTCGTTAAAGTTATCGCCCTCGTCGAAGCGCTTCGCGATGTCAGACTTCGAGAACGTGAGTACGGCGTCACCGAATCGCTTCCTGTACTCGCCTCCGGTCTTGTCCTCGTCGTCGATGACGATGAACACCTTCCCGGTGTAGCCTGCCTTTCGCAACGTATCATAGGTGTGCACCCGGTCTGGGCGGCCGTGCGTGAGGATGAACGCGCAGAAGTCAGGGAGCATCGCCATTCCAGCCCTCCGCGTCTGCGAGCTTCCCGAGTCGTTCGGTCAGGTGCACGAACCCGTTTTCGATCGCCTTGTCGAAGTCGATGATGACCAGCGCTGAGCGCTCGAATAAGCTCTGCGTCTTCTCGTCTGCGTGAGCGTAGAACTCGGCAATGTTGCGGAAGTTGAAAACCGTATGCCGCTCGGCTGCGAGGCGCAGGAACGCCGAAACGTCGGGCGGCAACTTCGCCGCGTCGATTTCGCGCACGAGTTCCTTCGCCTTCGAGTTGTCAAACAGCTCTTCGACCTTTGGGCGCTCGCCCTTAGGCTCGTAGATTGGAGCCTCGATCTTCTTCGTGTACGTCTCGCCGTCGAGTTCTTTCGCCTCTCCGACCTCTGACGTTGCGCCGCTTTGCTCGTCGATGCCCTTGATCTCTTCTTCGCCGAACCCCGTCAAGTCGAGGTCGAACCCAAGCTCGCCAAGCTCGCCGAGTTCAAGCGAGAGCATCTCGGCATTCCAGCCAGCGTTCAGCGCGAGCTTATTGTCGGCGATGACGTAGGCGCGGCGTTTCGCGTCGCTCCAGCCACGAGCAACGACGACGGGCACCTCCACCATGCCGATCTGGCGCGCTGCGAGCACGCGACCGTGGCCAGCGATGATGCCGCCGTCTTCGTCGACGAGCACCGGCGTCGTCCATCCCCACTCGCGAATCGACGCCGCAAGCTGCGCCACCTGCTCGTCCGAGTGCGTGCGGCTGTTGCGCGCGTACGGCGTGAGCTTGTCGAGCGACCAGCGTTCGATCTCGTCGGCTGGATTCGCCTTTCCTGTAATCTCTTTCCCTACCTTTGCTTTCATCTTCCCTTCGCCTTCTCTCTGCTGCGTCAAAGCGTAGCACGTACTCGTCAACGCCGCATCAGCGAGGGTACCTGGGTACCTCCCCTAAAGGGGAGAGGTACCCTCAGGTACCCATCTAGATGCCTTTGCCACCGTACCTCAAAGTACCTAGGTACCCATCAGGTACCCTCAGGTACCCATCATTTCGACGCGATGCGCAACGCACTTGCGTTTACATCGTCGCACACAATCCACCCGTGTTCATGCTCTGCGATGATGCCGCCATCGGTCAGAGCTTGGATGAACTTCCCTCCGCTCGGCTTCATCGCCTGCTTGATGTAGCTCTCGCTCTTGCCGTTCTTCGCCATGTACTCGCGCAGGGCGGAGCGCGAAAGGTACGGCATCCCATCGCGGAACTCGCAGCCTGAATCCCACCAGGCTTTTTCGAAGGTCGAGCGCGCCTCGGCAAGCTTACCGTCGACCTTGATTCGCGGCGATGGAGCATCCGCGCGCACGAACACCGCCCCCTTGATCTCCTCGCCGTCCTCGTCGACCCACCCGAGCGCGACGGGTTCGAGCTTGCCGAACATCGGCGCAGGTGCCTCGGCGTCCTTCATCTTCGCGCAGCTCAGCTCGATGGTCCCGTCATCGGCCTTCGAGACCATGATGGAAGCGTCGAGGCTGGCCTTGAACGCAGAGCTACCGCGCGCGCGAGCCTTCGCCCCGTCGCCGTGCCCGACGTGATGGTTGAGCACGACCGCCGAGCGAAGCGCGGACGCGACCACGTTGGCCGCGTTGAAGAAGTTGCGAACGTCGCGCGCCGCGTTCTCGTCGCCGCTCATGTGGTTGTTCACGGTGTCGATGACGACGACGACCGAATCAGCGTCGGTCAGCTCGCGCACGGCTGCGATGATCTGCGCCGCAGCCGAGGCCGAGTCGAGGTCGATGCCCTTGTTCGAGATGAGCAGGTTGTCGAGCTGCTCGACGCCGTGATGCTTGCACCATGCAGCGACGCGCTGCCGGATGCCGTAGTTTCCCTCGCCTGCCATGTAGACGACGACGCCGGGCTTCGTCCTGTTGCCCATCCAGTCGAGCCCCGCTGCGATGCTGCACGCGATGTCGAGCGTTACGAAGGTCTTTCCCGCGCCGCTCTCGCCGAAGACCATCGTCGTGCCGGACGCTGGAATCCACTTCTTCACGGCCCACTCGAGCGGCGCAGGCTGTGAAAGGAAGCTCGTCGCGCGGGAAAAGAAGTACTCGCTCGGCGCTTTCGCTTCGACGAGTGCGAGGATGTCGCGGGCGATGTCGTCGCCGAGCGCAGCGTTCGCCGCCACGTCGTGTTCGACCTCGTACCGCGACGCCGAGTGCACGAGCTGCCGGAGCTCCGAGGCCGGAAGCGGAACGTCGCAGCGCGTCTCGTTCGTCACGCTGAGCGCGGCGAGGATCTCCGCCTCGCCCATGCCGTAACGGCGCATGACGCCCGCGAGAGAGTGGAGACCGTTGTTCCGGTTGCCCGTGATGAGAGAGCCGTCTCCCGTCAGCGCTACCGGCTGGCGGCGCTTCGCCTCGATGCCTTCGAGCCAACGCTGCGGGATGCCCATCGGGGCTACGCCCTCGAACGGGTCAGAGCTGAGCTCCCACCGGTACTCGCGCCCCTCAATTCGCGAAGGGAAGGCGACGAAGTAACGGCCATCGGAGAGAAGGTCGATGCCATCGCGCAGCTTGCAGCTCTTCACGCCCTCGACGTAGGCGGCGAGGTAGTGCTGACCGCCGCCCGCCGTGAGCTGCACGGCGCCGTCAGGCTGCGCGCCACGCTCGTCTGTCCACGAGCTCCAGCTATCGTCGCCACCGTTGCGCGGGTCGATGTCGAAGACGACGAGTCCCGAGGCCGCGCCGCAGGCGATGCCCACGTTCCGGTCGTCGTGGCCTTGGAACCATCGGCGAATCGTCGCCTCGTCCGTCGTCGCGTCGTTCACGCCGTGCTGCGTCGCTGGGAGCTTGCCATTCGGAACGATGGGGAGGACGGGCCAGCCCCACGAGGCGTAGGCGAGCGCGGCTTCGAGTGGGGTCACTTGCGGGCCTCGAGGTAGTTCGAGAGGGCCTCAAGGGTCGAGGCCTTCGGGTCGCCCTTGCCGTCTCGGATGCGCGCAACGGTGAGCGGTGAAATGCCGGTCGCCTTCGCCACGATGTCGAGCCGTCGGTCTGCCAGCAGCTTGCGAATCTCTTCAGTGGTCAGCATACGGCAAAGCATACGCGACGCACAAGCTAACGCGCAAGAAGAAAAAACGACAAGGCGAGCGAAAAAAACATTGACGAAAGAAGCTGGCGGGGTTAGTGTCTCTTCATCGCCCAAACGGAATCACCCGACCGAGGCGAAGAGGAACGAAACATGACCGCGAACGAAAACCCCGCCATCCGCACTATCTTCGGCAAGTTCTGCGACGCGCAGATGGAAGCGTGGCGACTTTCGGACCTTCGCCTCCGCGTTCGTTGGGATGACGAGGCTGGGCAGGCGAAGGCCGCGAAGGCGTTTCACGAGGCGTACGCAGTCGAGACCGCGCTTCGCGCCGAACTCGACGCGCTCGGTTGGGTCTTCTGCTGAAGACCGCACCGCGCCGCCCATGAGGGAACGCGGGGCTCGATGCCCCGCCGGTGCACCCCGTCAACCGGATTCCCCGACCGACGGAGCAAGGACAATCGAATGGCAATCAGCATCAAACGAACCTCTCGCGCGGCTGGCGCGGTGAAGGTGCTCGTGTACGGCGCCGCGGGCGCTGGCAAAACGTCGCTCATCCGCACGCTCCCGAGCCCGATCGTGCTCTCGGCAGAAGGCGGGCTGCTTAGCCTCGCCGACGACGAGGTGCCCTACATCACGATCAGCACCATCGCCGAACTCCACGAGGCGTACTCGTGGCTGGTCGGCTCCGACGAGGCCCGCGGCTTTGAGAGCGTCGCGATCGACTCTCTCTCGGAGATCGCCGAGGTCATCCTCACGACCGAGAAGCGCACGGCGAAAGACCCCAGGCAGGCGTACGGCGCGATGCAGGACCAGCTCGCCGAGCTTGTGCGAGCCTTCCGCGACGTTCCGACGCATCACGTCTACGTCACGGCAAAGCTCGACAAGACGACGGATGAACTCGGGAAGATCACCTACGCGCCCGGGATGCCGGGCAACAAGACGGGGCAGGCGTTGCCATACTTCTTCGACGAGGTGCTTGCCCTGAGGGTCGAGCGCGACGCGGAAGGCAACGCGGTCCGCGGCCTTCAGTGCGCGCCCGATGGCGCATGGCTCGCGAAGGACCGCTCGGGCAAGCTCGAGACGTGGGAGTCGCCCGACCTCGGCGCCGTCATCCGCAAGATTGCGGGAGGTGCGCAGTGAGCCGCGAACTCGACGACCTCAGCGCGCAGTGGATGGACGCGAAGGCCGACGAGGCGATCGCCGTCGCTCGCCGCCGCACCATCGAAGACCGCCTCGTCGAGCTCCTCGCCCTCGACGAAGGCAAAGAGGGCACGACGAACGCGAAGACCGAACAGGGCTACGCGATCAAAATTGTCGGTCGAATGAACCGCAAGGTTGACGCCGACAAGCTGCAAGAGCTTGCCGCCGAACACGGCCTCTCCGAGCACCTTGGCAGCCTCTTCCGCTGGTCGGCGGACATCAACGCCGCAGCCTGGAAGAGCGCAGCGCCGACCATCACCGCGCCGCTTCTCGGCGCCATCACCACGACGCCCGGACGACCGAGCTTTTCCATTACCTCCCCGACCAAGAAAGAATCCTGACCATGGCATCCTTTGATTTCGACGCATCCTCCGTTCCGCAAACCGAGAAGAGCTACGAGGTATTGCCCGCTGGCTGGTACACCGCCAGCGTTACCGGAGCCGAGGTGAAGGCCACCAAGTCGGGGACCGGGCAATACCTTCGCGTCGAGTACACGATCAGCGGACCGTCCGGCGCAGGCCGCAAGGTCTGGAGCAACTACAACGTGCGCAACGAAAACCCGAAGGCTGAATCCATCGGTCGCGAGCAGCTCGCAGAGCTGTGCCGCTGCGTCGGCCTTGCGCGTGTCAACGACACCGACCAGCTCCTCGGCTGCAACGTGTCGGTGAAGCTGAAGGTGCGCGAGGCGTCCAACGGCTACGACGCGCAGAACGAGGTGCAGGCGCACAAGGCGCTTGAAGGCTCCGCGCCGCCGGCCCCGAAGGCTGCTGCACCGGCGAAGACCGGGCCGAAGCCGCCTTGGTCGAAGTGACGCGCACGTAGCGCGAACAAGGTGAGGGGCGCGGACGGAAGGCGTTCGCCCGCGTCCCTCGCTGTTTCCCATAGCACGAGAAGGCAGATGAGAATTCCAGAAGGTCAAAACACCATCACCGCGCTGATCGACGCAGCGCACGAGGCAAAGCGCGCGTCGCACAAGGAGGCGTTCCGCCCGCACATGGGCGCGTCGACGCTTGGCGAGAAGTGCGAGCGCAAGTTGTGGCTGTCTTTCCGGTGGGCGTTCCGCGAGCAGTTTCCCGGTCGCATCTTGCGCGTCTTCCGTCGCGGGCACCGCGAAGAAGAGACGGTCGTCGAAGACCTCCGCGCCATCGGCATGAAGGTGCGCGCGACGGGCGCTGACCAGACGCGCGTGGAGTTCGGCTCGCACGTCTCGGGGTCGATCGACGGCATCATCACCGGGGGCGTGCCGGAGGCCCCGAAGGCTGCGCACGTCCTCGAAATCAAGACGCACTCGAAGAAGAGCTGGGAAGCTGTCGAGAAGGAAGGCGTCGAGAAGTCGCAGCCGAAGCACTTCACGCAGATGCAAATCTACATGAAGGGCACCGGCGTCGACCGCGCCCTCTACGTCGCGATCTGCAAGGACGATGATCGCATCTACACCGAGCGCGTGAAGTTCGACCGCGAGCACGCAGAGCGCGCCATCGAACGCGGCCAGCGCATCGCAACGTCAGACGAGATGCCGCCGCCCATCAGCACGGACCCGACTTGGTACGAGTGCAAGTGGTGCTCAGCGCACGACCTTTGCCACGGATCGCGCGTGACGAAGGAAGTGAACTGCCGGACCTGCGCGCACTCGACGGCAACGGAGGAAAGCACGTGGACGTGCGCGCGACACGGCGAGAACGTGATGCCCACCGACTGGACGCGCGAGGCCCATGACTGCCACGCGCTGCACTTCGACCTCGTGCCGTGGCTCATGGCCTACATGAACGACAACGGCTCGCCCGTCTTCGTCATCGACGGAGCCGAAGTCGTCAACGGCCCCGACGGCTTCAGCTCGGCGGAAATCGTCGCGAACCCGAAGGCGTGCGTCGACCCCGACGTGGTGCGGCTGCGCACGAAGTTCGGCGGGAGGATTCTCGCGTGAGCGGCCCCGTTCAATTGCGCGAGTACCAACAGCGCGCCATCGACCAGCTCTACGCCTGGTTCGAGGCGAACCCGACCGGGCACCCGTGCCTCGTGCTTCCCACCGGCGCGGGCAAGTCGCACATCGTCGCCGCGCTCTGCCGCGACGCGCTCACGAGCTGGCCTGAGACGCGCGTGCTCATGCTCACGCACGTGCGCGAACTCATCGAGCAGAACGCGGAGAAGATGCGCCAGCACTGGCCAGGTGCGCCGATGGGCATCTACTCGGCGAGTATCGGTCGGAAAGAACTCGGCGAGCCCATCACCTTCGCGGGCATCCAGTCGATTCGGAAGCGCGCCGCTGAGGTCGGTCACGTCGATCTCGTCATCATCGATGAGTGCCATCTCGTCTCGCACAAAGACGAGGGCGGATACCGCACCTTCATCGCCGACCTTGTGCGCATCAACCCGAAGCTCCGCGTCGTCGGCCTCACCGCGACGCCGTACCGTCTCGGGCACGGTCTCATCACCGACGAGCCCGCCCTTTTCGCCGACCTCATCGAACCGGTGAGCATCGAAGAGCTCGTGCACAAGAAGCACCTCGCCCCGCTGCGCTCGAAGGTGACGCAAGCGAAACTGAGCACCGACGGCGTGCACAAGCGCGGCGGCGAGTACATCGAGAGCGAGCTGCAAGCGGCGGTCGACACCGCCGACAAGAACGCCGCCGTCGTGCGCGAGGTTCTCGCGCTCGCAGGCGACCGAAAGAGCTGGCTCTTCTTCTGCTGCGGCGTCGAGCACGCACGCCACGTTTGCGACGCGCTACAGGCCGAAGGCGTGCCCGCTGCGTGCGTGACAGGCGAGACGCCTAAGGCCGAACGCCAACGCATCCTAGCGGCGTTTAAGCTCGGCGAGCTGCGTGCCCTCACGAACGCGAACGTGCTCACGACCGGCTTCGACGCGCCGAACATCGACCTTATCGCGATGCTTCGCCCGACGCTCTCGCCGAGCCTCTACGTGCAGATGGCGGGCCGCGGGCTGCGCCCGAAGGCGCACACCGACCACTGCCTCGTCCTCGACTTCGCGGGCGTCGTCGCAACGCACGGCCCCATCACCGCCGTGCAGCCGCCGGACAAGGCGGGCGAAGGCGACGGCGAAGCGCCGGTGAAAGTGTGCGACGAGTGCGGGGAGCTCGTGCACCCGACGTGCCGCGTCTGCCCGTCGTGCGGCTTCGAGTTCCCGCCGCCGCCTGAGAAGAAGTTCGCGCTTCGGAACGACGACATCATGGGGCGCGACGGCTCCGACCTCATCGTCACCGAGTGGGAGTGGCGCCGCCACGTCAGCGCGTCGAACGGCCTCGAGATGCTCCGCGTCCGTTACTACGGCGCGATATCCGACGCACCCGTCGACGAGTACCTAACGGTGCGCCATCCGGGCTACGCTGGCGACAAGGCGTGCCGCATCCTGGCGAGCATCGCGCAGAGTGCAGGCGTCTCGCCGGGCTGGGCGCTCGAAGGCGACCTAAACGCCGTCGCCGCTGCGATGAACGGCGCGAAGCCGCCGCGGCTCGTGACGTTCAAGCGCCGCCCAGACAACGCGCGATTTGTGGACATGAGGAGGCGCGAATGGTGAAGCTGAAGACGATCCAAGAGTGGCGCGAGGTTGTGAACAACCCGCCGCGCTGCTGCGTGAACTGCGATAACTACGTCAGCCAATTTGGCGACTGGGAAGAAGGTGCAAAGTGCAGACTGTTCGAGCAAAGCCCGCCGCGCGAGTTCGCCGAAGCCGAAAACGAGTGCCCGGCATGGCTTCAGCTGATCCCGTTCTGACGACGCGTGACAGGGTACCCACCGAGCACGAAGAGCAACGCAACCTCGTGCGCTGGTTTCGGCAGACGTTCGGGCTCGTCGGCGTGCGCATCTTCGCTATTCCGAACGGTTCGCAGCGGTCGAGGACGACCGGCGCGAAGCTGAAGGCCGAGGGCGTCTCCGCTGGCGTGCCGGACCTCTTCATTCCGGCCTTCAGCCTGTGGATCGAGATGAAGCGCACCGAGGGAGGGAGCGTCTCCGCCGAACAGCGCGACTGGCACGCATACCTGCGGTCCATCGGTCACACGGTGCTCGTTTGCCGTGGGTTTTTGCACGCGAAAGAAGAAATCGAAGCCTTCGTGAGAAAGATGTAGACGAGAGTTCTTTTCGAGGTTAGGGTATCTCTTGTCGACGCGATTCGCGACGACGCCGCCGAACGGGCGGGGAACTGAAAGGACGAAGCAATGCACAAGGTTACTCTTCACCGCGATGGTTCGGTCACCTTCTGGTCGGTCTACAACCTCTGCTGGACGCGCTCGGTGTGCGTCTCCGATCGCGAACTGGCCGCGATGCACGCCGACGACCGCAAGCGCTGCCAGCGCCAGATGGCGCGCTACAACGCCGCGACCGAGGCCCTCTAATGAGCCTCCTGGTCATGGCAATCGCCGACCAACTCGCCGACGACGCTTGCGGCCCGTACTGGGGATCCAAGCTTCGTCACGACACGCGCGTTGGTCGCATTGCACGCGCCGCCCGTAGCGCCGCCGCCAGCGCGCTCATCCGCCACCTTGGCGACGCCGACCACGCGGCGTGGCACTACGCCGCGCCGGGTTTCGAAGAGCGTCTCGCGGCCGCGCGTAGTGTCGCCGTCGAGGCGTTCGAGGCTGAGGTTCGCTACCTGAAGGAGCATGGGGCATGAAGACGATCGAAGATCTTGAGGCAGAGTTGGAAACGGTCAAGCGAGAGCGCGACGCCGCGCGGTCTAAGCTGCGCATGTGCGCAGACAGCCTTCAAGATCTGCTGAAGGAGTACGCCAAGGTTTACGACGAGATGGAACGCGCGCGAGCCTCTGAGCTTGCGCTGATGAGGAAGCCATGAAGACGATCGAAGAACTCGAAGCGGAGCTCGAGACGGTCACGCGCGAGCGCGACGAAGCGCGCGCCGAGGTGGAGAGCCTCACCGACGAACGCGACGAGCTTCTCGTTCGCGTAG